CCATATAACCGAACGATGTTGTAAAGATCATATCAACACCTTCGGCAACCATAGTATTTAGAACACGTTCTGCATCAGGGCCGTACTTGACACTTTCTACATATACGGTTTCTACTTTATCGCCAAACTCTTTTTCAATTGCTTGACGGCCGATGTCATGCATGTATGTCCAACCGTGGTCACCAACAGGGCCGACATAGACGAATCCAACCTTAAATGGATCCGCAGCATGCGAATAGGTTATTGATGCGAGAAGCAGCGCTCCCGCTGTTAATAGTTTTTTAAGCATTTTTACTCCTTGGGGTTTAACATTATATTGCGAAACTTTCACCACAACCACATTGCGCGGTTGCATTTGGATTTATTATTTTTAGATACGAGCCACCAAGTTCGGTGACGTAATCAATCGTGCATCCTAACACGAACATCTCTGCCATGGGATCAACCACTAGATTATCTATAGTGGCAGATTCGTCTGTGGTATCCCAGACATATTGAAAACCAGAACAGCCACCACCTTTAACAGATAGGTGTACATTCGGCTGTCCTACCTTTTTCATATATTCTTTTGCTGATTCAGTCAGTTCAACCAATGGCTCTCATGCGCTCCACTAGTCTGTCTGCTCGATTGGTGACTTGTTGGTACCAACGTGAGTCAACCATTTCATCAGCCGCTTTATTCCAATCACGTGCATCTACCCCGGCTTTCATTCCTTTAAATTTAGAAAGTCTTGGATATCCAAGGTTAAAACACATGTTGGCGATGATGAGTTGGGCTTCTTCTGGCAAGTCGTAGAAGTCATCATATAATTTTTCACAATCTCCAATCGTGATTTCAATATCAGATTCGAAGACTGCATTACAGCGTTCTTCTGATACAGGCTCTCCAACTTCCCATCCATGTTCTGGATCCTCTTCTCGTACCAAATGACCAATGCCGAAAGTAGGCAGACCAAGATGATCAAGATAAATTTCGTAAACGCATCCTTCATCATAAGCTAATTCTTCTCTCAATTGTTCTATATTCATTTTATCTCCTACGGAAGTCCTACGTAGTATGGTTCCTTATTTGGATCCCATTCATGTCCGTATTTTTCCTTCCACTGTTCATACTCGTCTTTATATGGTGTCTTACATCCATATTTACCTGGTTTATAAATCCTGGTTCCGTCATCGTCATACTCCCAATCTCGTTCGGATGGGTCAGCAGACTGTATGTGAAGTTTAGAGTCCATTTAACATGCTCGACGGTATATCTGTTTTGTTTTTACAATCGCAATCTGTGCAAACATCGTTATGACATTTATCACATTCAGGTTGGTAACAGTGACACTCATGGCCACAAGACTGACAAGTTCTTTTTTCTCCGTCCATATTCCCTCCTGTAACTAATGGGAGCAGTTTCCCGCTCCCATTTATTTATTTAGTTAGATCTTTTGGTGTCATTTAACCAATCTGCCTCGTGCTCATTCCAGGGCCACATTATAGTTCCCCTAGAAGTGCTTTGAGTTTCTTCTTTGATTTGCCTAACGCCTTTGCCTTTGCGATATCATCTTTGTTTGATGTATCGTGACCGACAACGACAAGACCAATCATGCCCATACCTTTGTGTGGTGTGCACCAGTAGTAGTAAATTCCAGGGACAGTAAACTCAATGCTTACCTCTTTTCCGTTTTTACTTTTCTTTGGTATATCAAATCCATCAGGTGCAGCAATGATTTCAACATTGTGTCCTTTAGATGTTGGTACCCATGTTACTGTATCACCAGTATCAACATGAACGAGCTCTTGGCTGTAAATCATCTTACGACCTTGAGCATCCTTGTTTAACATTTCAATCTCTACGGTTTTACCATAGGCAACATTAGAGATTAATATGAATGCAAAGATTGCGCCTAGAAGTTTTATCATACCCAAATTCCCTTTCTCCGAAGTTCTTTCAAACGGTTCTCTAGATCTACTAGATCATATGAGCTCGCAAGATAGTCATTCACAGGGTCTTTAGGTGTGAATAGGTTAACTAGCCAATTCTTTATTGTTGTCATTTTCGATTACCTCGTTATTTCCAATTAAGATTTTACGAGGCTGCTTCTCTTTAGGAAGGACGACTTCTAGGTCGACAGTCAGGATTCCATCCTGTAGATCCGCTCCGATTACTTCTGTATATTCAGACAGTCTAAATGACTTTTTCCAATTTCGAGCACTGATACCTTTGTGCACATATTTGTTCTGATCTCGACGTGATGGTCTGTCACCTTTTACTGTAAGGACATGATCCTTCAACTCGATATCAATGTGTTCTTGTTTAAATCCCGCAACAGCAAGCTCGATGCTGAACCTAAATTCATCATCTTTTACTACGTTGTGTGGGGGATATGTATCCTTCGCATGCTTGTGGATATTTTCCAACTGATCGAAGATGTGGTCGAAACCGATGAACCCACTCCGTGGGTAAACTATTCCAGTCATATGTACCTCCAATGACTTGCAAGGTTAATTATGTGACCCGATCATTCGGCATCACAGTACTATATATATTATTCGTGCTCGCCACCAGCACCACGGCCCAGACCACCAAAGTATTGAGGTCTGCGTTTGGCCGTTTCGAACGTTGCTACTGTAACAACAATTCCGGCAATAAGTAATGTATGTGCCACTGCACTTACACCAAACAGAGTAATTGATCCAATACTCATAGAGAAGATAATACACCACATCCATGCTAGGATCTGCATTACCACGTGTCTGGTCTGTAAGTCTGTAATGTTTTTCAATGGATTACGTTCATGGTTCATCACGACGTTCCATGCATCATATATAAATTTCATCATTTGCTTCCTATATTATATTTTGGACAAAGTTCCCACTCTTGTTTTTCCCGATACGGTATGATCTTAATCTGACGCATAGGAGCTAGAGGTTCAGCAGATGAACCTTCTATTGTGATCAAACCCCAATCACTCATCAGTTGAGCAATAGTATTTCTACGAGCAATATCGTTTTCTTCTAGGTTTGATTTTTTACCGTCGAGTAAGAACAACTCTTTGAAATGCACAATAAAGTATCTACCTTGTTTGTGCAAGATATGACAAGACTGATACAGTTTCTTGTCTTTACGAGATGCGACACCAATGCGTGTAAGTGTTTCACGAACCTTTAAAAAGTCGTCTGGCTCGTTCAGTGTAACCTCTAACATAGAGGAAGGTGTCCACTCTATTATATTATTTTTTTCCACCTTTATAAACCTTCTGTCTCAATACATCTACTTGTTCACTTGTGAGAAGGGTCAAGGCTTGTCTGGCTTTTTCATTGTTGTAACCATAATATTCCTTGACAACTTCCACGTCACTATCGGATACGGCCTTTTGCCACTTTGAAAAGCGTTTCCGTTTCCTAATCATATTTATAAGGAAATCAAATTGTAGGCGTTTATCAATGGTATGGTTTACATTCATTTCATTTGCATATAGCACAGTGTCTTGGAAATATGACAAAGACCGATTTACCATGAAAGGATTGTATGCCTTCTCTGCAAGATCATCCACCATGATATCTTCTTTTGTCATATTAATTGCATTTACATATTCAAAGGGATTCATAACCACCAACCTAGTTTTGCACCGTTGTGTATAATAATCATGAAGCAAGCGGCAACGTGTAATAACCACCAGAATGTTCTGATGATAGCAACCAGATCTGCTTCTTTGTCATTCTCGCACACCTTTTCACCAAGGTGTCTGGCCCATAGTCTCCAGAAGCTTTTCATCCGAATAACTCCACACCAGAATCATTTTCATCATACGCGAGCATCATTTCTTTGAACATGATTTGCTGAGTAAAATCAACTGTGTCAACTTTATTTAAATGTACCTCACGATAATAAAGTTGTGGTACGGTACGATGTCCATTTAAACGCAAGAAGGCTCTACCAGATAGGTCCTCACTTATGTTTATGATCTCGTACTTCATACCCCAACCATCTAGTTTATCTTTCATGATGGTACAGTATGGACAGTTGTTTTGGGTGTATAGTCTAATTAAATTCGACATTGGCCATTACCTCCGTTAGACATGCAACAACATTTAACTCATGGTCAGCAACAAATGCATTTTTATATTGGTAATCTGCAAGGATCAATACGAGTTGTGGTATTGATGCCGCGGCTATCTTGTCACCCATACGGTCATAGATAGAACGGAATATTGCAGACGCATCTGTATCTATATTGTTTACAACCCAAGAACGCATCTTTTTGAAATCTTTTGTTTTCAAATGGATGAATAAATCATCATAGTTCTTGTCGGAGATATTAACCAGTATGCCCTCGTCAATAGAACCAGACATACTATATCTTTGTAACTCATTTAGAACCCGACGCCAGTCTGGGAAAAACTTCATGATCACATCAGCAAGTACCTGAGGTTTATGAAGTACCACACCCTCATCAAGTAGTATCTGCTGACAGCGAGTCATGAACTCACCACACAATGTAGGTTTGTCACCACCATTGAACTCATACACACCACATCTGGAATGTAGAGGCTCGATGATTCTGTTTTTAAAGTTACAGGTCAGTATGAACCTACAGTTATTGGCAAACTCTTCAATGAAACCACGAAGGGCCGGTTGAGTAGACTGCGGGTTCAGGTAATCAGCCTCGTCAAGGATTACAACCTTGTAGCCACCTTGCAGTGAGACTGTACTGGCAAACTGCTTGATTTTACCACGGAGAGTGTCAATATTGCCCTCTTCGGATCCGTTGATGACAATATAGTCTAAATCAAGCATGTTACATAATGCCTTGGCGACAGTAGTCTTGCCAAGACCAGCGGTACCAGTGAACAACATATTTGTTAACTCACCAGTCTCCACCATCTTGTTGAATGTTTTCTTCAGACTAGGCGGAAGTATACAATCATCAATATTTTTAGGTCTGTATTTCTCGACCCATAGAAACTGTTCCATTCAAAACTCCATTACAAAAAATAATTATATCACACACGAGTTTGAATGTAAACCCTATTCTTCAGTTTCCATAGCAGCATCCTGCTGTAGGTTCTCTACAATAGAGATGGTTTGGATTGCCTGGTCACGCAGTTGACCGATAGTGGACAATTCCTCACCCTTAAAGCCTCCACGTTGTGTAACAGCATCAACCACTGCAACAGTAGAACGTGAAACTTGGTTAGCGAGCTTCATAAGCTCATCATACTTTTCTGACATCATTAAACTCCAAACGTTGATGTTTTCTCGAGAGCAATCCAGTAACGGACATTTACTTCTTTGTTTTTAAATTCCGAAATCAGTTTAGATGAAATACTCACCTCATAATCACCCGGAATGATTTTAAGATTACCGATATTTATAACAAAGGTAAATGGTGTATCTGGCTTTGAAGTATATGGTACATCAATAGAATATGCATTGGATGTAGCATTTTCATTGTCAACCACAGAAAGTGTCAACACGCCATCACCTGGAGTGACCGATACCTCAGTATGACCAAGGGCTGTGGCGGCACTACGCAGTTTATTAAGAGTGTCATTGTCCAAAACAAATTGGACCTCACACTCTGGCATGTTAATATCTTTCTGAGGTGACGTCAGTGTTTCTTCAGGGGAGAAGAAGTACCGAATTTTTGATCGACCACTTTGGTCACTCACGGTTACAGACTCATCTGCAAACTTGAGGCTTGGTTGGTCAACCAAAGATAAGACACCAATGAACTCTTTAAGGTCATAGATGCCAAACTGTTGGGTAAACTCATTATCAACAATAGCAGTGGCAAGAACGTTCTTGGCCTCGCTGATAGTCTTGATTGTGCTACCCTCTTTAATTAGAATGTTCGGATTAATATCCGAGAAATTTTTGAGAACATTCAAGGTCTGTTCTTGTAATTCCATAATCTAGTCTCCGTGGATAAATTTATTAGAGTATAATTATAACACAAACTCATATAATTGTAAAGTGTTTTATGCAACTTTACTGAAATTTCTTTCTTTCTTGAACTCTATCTTGTCGTTAAACTTACCGTCTAATATTTCACCTTTATGAGATATAACAAAGACATTTGTGTCCTCACCTAAGGTATATAGAATTTTAAGTAGGTTCTCCACACCATCATGGTCCAAAGATGAGTCAAAGGTTTCATCAAGTATGAGTAGGTTAGTGGCAACAGAGTTTTTCATCTTGGCTATCTGTCGCCATGTAAAGAGAAGCGCTAGGTCGATCCGTTGCTTCTCTCCTTCACTAAATGAATCATATGTAAACGCATCACGATGCCGTGACCTTATTGTTTCCACAAATGATTCGTCCAAGTTGAAATGGACAAAGAAGTCGAGTATCTGTAGGTATTGGTTGACCAACTTGTTTATAGCAGGTAGATACTGCTTGATGATTTTGGTCTTGATACCTGTGTCCTTTAACATTTCATTCATAACAGAATTGTAGTTAAACTGCTCAGATAACTCGAACTTCTTTTCCAAGAAGGACTGCTTTTGAGTGCGCATAGACTCACAGTCCTCCTTTGCTTTGTTTAAATCAGCACCAACATCTTTATTTAAGGATGACTGGTACTCTTGAATTTGGCTTTGGAGTCCAGTGATCTGCACGTTATTTTCACCGAGTTGTGATACCTTAAGTCGAAGCGCTCGAAGTATGTCCCCAGTCTTCCCAATCTCCGCTTCCACCGATGACCCTTCCTTTCCGACCTCACGGCATTCGGATTGAATCGATGATGCTTCTTGTTGCGCAGATACCAAAATCTCATGTTTATGCGAGTCTGAAATGCCTTGGTCGCATACGGGACATGTCTCATTCTCGTCGAAAAACTTGATCCGCTTCCTGACGTTGGCGAGATTTGATTGCCGATCTTGACCTCTGAGCATAAGGGCCTGGCGTTTATCAGATAAAGTCTCCATCCTTTCCTCGGACTCTCGAATAGATTCTTCGAGGCCCAAGCTAAGCTCACTATTCGCAGCTTGTAGTTCATTGATACTATTCTGCGCGTGGAGTATGCGAGATTCATATTCCTTCCTATTCTCTTCAGTTACCGATCGAATATCACGTATATATTTTTCCTGTGTTTCGATCTTATTATTTTGAATGTCAATATTATAATTCAGGTCTTGTAACTTATCTTTGAGAACATTTTGCTTTTCCTTTAATATCAGATTCATCTTACT